AGCAAATGATGGAAATTTAGTTCAAGGTAACATGAACTATGCAACTCCTCAAACAAGAGGGGATAGATTATACTTTGAATGTAGAACCACTCTTAGTGGTGCAGTAGCAGCTAACGCTTTTGCAGGAGCTCCAAATATATTTTGGGGAATGGCTGAAGAAGGCGCAGCAGTTGGAAGTGCATTTGGCGCAGCAATAACTTCTTTAGTTGGTTTTAAAATGCTTGCTGGAGCAGAACAGTTAACAGCTTGTATTAAATCACCATCTGGTGCTGAATTACAACTTACTCCTACTGATGCAAACTTAGCAACTTTAGGAACAATGGCTCAAAATCAATTTATAACTTTAGGTTTTGAATTGACAAACAGTCCCGCAACAGCAGCTAACAATCAAGTAAAATCAAGTTCAGTTACTTATTACATTAACAGAAAACCTTATGCTTCTTGTTCTTCTAGAACAGCAGGTGGTGTAGCTAGTTCTCAATTTGTAGCAGGAACTCAATCACAAGCAGCAGTAGCTTATGATGCTTTCCCAGCAACTAATACAGCAGCTGAAAGAATGGGTTTGACTTGGGACTTTGGTTTAACAGCAGCAGTAGCTAATACTTTAAGCCATGATTATTTCATGGGGTCGCAAGACAGAGGTATTACTTACGCACCGACTAACTAATAAAATTTAACTAGAGCCCTTCGGGGCTCTAGTAATAAATTAGGAGAAAAAAATTATGAGTAATGTAACAGCAGTAAAAGCAAAATTCATGGCACCTCTAGGTGCTAGTACAACGAATGTAGCAGCTAACCAAACAACTACGGGGACTACAGATATTGTTTTAGTAGCTACGGCAGCAGGGTTCGGTAATTGGAGTAATGTTGCAACTACATTAAAATTTACATCTGGTAGTGGTACAACTAACGCAATTGTTTTTACAATTACAGGTACTGATCAAAATGGTTTACCTGTTACAGCTACGCACACAGGACCAGCTGGAAATACAAACAATAACACGACACAAGTATTTACTTCAGTCACACAAATTTCAAAACCAACGGTTGCTACAAGTTTATCTATAGGAACTAATGCTTCTGCATCAGGACCAATCTTTTCAGGTAGAACAAGAGTAAGAGGAATGCATGTGCATTCTTCAACAGGTGCAGTTAGTTTAATTATTAGAGATTCATCTATTACAGGAGTAATTGGATTACAACTTGGAATTCCTGGTGGAGTAACTAATCAAACAGATCCGTATATTCCAGATAACGGTATCTTGTTTCCAAATGGAGCATACACAGACGTAACAGGTTTAGGTTCAGCAACATTCTTCTTTGACGGTTAGGATTACATGGCAAATACAACTTCAGGAACTACAGTTTTTGGAAAAAACTTTTCTATCGACGAAATTATTGAAGAAGGTTATGAAAGATGTGGACTAAGAGGAGTTGCTGGTTACCAGTTAAAAACCGCTAGAAGATCTTTAAATTTACTTTTTCAAGAATGGGCTAATAGAGGAATACACCTTTGGCAAATTGCTGATGGATACGCTACATTAGTTGCAGGTACAAATGAATACATTGGTTATCGTTCAGACACTGATGGTACTTCTACTTTGTTGGATGCTGCAGGAGCAGCAATTTACGGTATTGATGATGTGTTTGAAGCGTCTTATAGAAATAATGCTGGTACAACAAGTCAATCCGATTCACCTTTAACTAAAATATCTAGATCGACTTATTCTTCGTTGTCTAATAAATTAGCTCAAGGACAACCTTCTCAATATTGGGTTCAACGATTTATAGATAGAGTGTCTATAACTCTATATACAACGCCAAGTGCAAGTCAGGCAGGAGATCAAATTCAATTTTATTACATGAGTAGAATAGAAGATGTTGGAAACTACACCAATGGTGTTGATATTCCTTATTACTATATGCCATGTATGTGTGCTGGATTAGCATATTATTTAAGTTTAAAATATGCACCTGAAAGAACACAAAATTTAAAATTGTTATACGAAGATGAATTACTAAGAGCGGAGGCAGCGGATGGTTCGGAAACAAGTACGTACATTACACCGAAAACCTACTATCCTAGTATTTAATTATGGCACGATTTGCTCAGGGAAAATACGCATTAGCAATATCAGACATTAGTGGCCAAGCATTTCCATGGAATGAAATGGTTACTCAATGGAATGGTTTATTTGTACACTATTCGGAATTTGAAAGTAAACAACCTCAACTAGATCCAAAACCAAGTGCAGCAGATCCAACAGCTTTACCTACGACAAGACCACAACAAGATTCACCAGATAGTTTAAGGTTTTTAAGTTTTAACCCTATTAGTACTTTATCAGCTGGTAGTGGTATTATAAATATTTTTGAAGAAAATCATGGAAGACAGTATGGAAGTTTTGTAAAATTTAGAGGACCTTCTGGTATTGCAGGGGTTTTTAATAATATTGCTAATATAGATGGTATAACTGGAGCTCAAATTTGTGATGTTAATGGCTTTACTATTATTCCAGGTATACGTATTTCAACAACTACAACTATTACTACTACTATTGATGCAACTCAAACAACTGGAATTATTTTAACTAGTGTAACTGGATT